GCAATACCCAAGTTAAATAAAAGATGTAATGTATCATCGGGATTATCTAGATATGCCTCTACTTGACCAATTAAATCTGATAATGTTTTAAGTACCTCTTGCTTGTCTTTAGTTAACTGCTCTATCTTATCAGTAGCCGCCATATCTAATAAGTCGTCTGGGTCAAATCTCAATATTTCTAATAATTCATTATCTTCCATACTCTACTCTACCTCTCCTCTCATGCGTTGTTTAAATTAACAAATCTTCTTACCTCACTTATAAACTTTGCGTCTATTATGTATCTGTCTGTTATGTGTCTGTCTCCAATATACCTACATACATTGTTTGATATTTTCTTTAATATGTCCATTGCTTCTTGTTTGTCCTTTGTTAGTTGGTGTATTTTAGGGTTTATATATTCTGCAACATCAGCACAATGTTTTATTTTTTCTTTCAACTTCTCGTTTTCTTTCTTCAACTGCTCATACTCACTTAATGCTTTAATTAGATATTCTTCCGTTTCATCATCAATATTCATATGTATATTTATAACCCTATCATTGATTTTGAGTTCCATACTCTACTCTACCTCCCTCATGCTTTGGAATTGTCTTTGTAAGTTATCCTCAATTATTTTTTTGCAATCCTCATATCCTTTTTTATAGGCATCTGATATATTGCTTATCTTTAATCCTTTAGTTTCAAACTCAATTTTCCACATTCTGATTTCTTGTATTTCTTCGATTGTCATACCACATATTAATATTTCTTCATCCATCATATTAATTAATTCTTGTATTCCTTCACTCACTCTACTCTACCTCCTTTATATTCTTATCTAGCCTTTTTACTTGCTCTACATGGATTATCTTCTCTATGTCCTCTAATACTTCTTCTATGCTTCTTCCTGCGTTTACTATATAGTCTGTCTTGAAGTAATTAAATTTGTCCTTATCACGTTTTATTCGTCCAAATACTTCCCTAATTGTTGATGTTTTTTGTAAACGTATCGTCCTAGTATATACATCACACTCTAAATATACACCTACTACCTTTCCGTCAAACTTCTGTTTGTACTGCTCTAATCCCGGAGGATCTAGTATTATTATTCTTGTGCCTTCAAAGTCTATTTGCTCCTGTGTTGTCCAGTAGTTGTGGTTCCCTGTTGTTGATTGTTCAAACACTTCACCTTCCATGCTCTGTTTAAAGTAATAATCTACACCGTCTTGCTCACCTTCTCTTATTGCTCGGTCTGTGTGGCTTAGGATAACTTCATAGCCTTTCTCTTTCAGTTTATCTCTGTATGTACTTTTGCCTGAGCCTGATGGACCAAATAATGCAAATAGTAATTTCATACTACACCTCCTATTATTTGTTTTAACTTGCTCTTTTGTAAGTGGTTTCATGTTACACCGCCTCGTTTATGTATTTACCTCGTTTATCCTGCTTGTCTTTTTGTATTTTACACGTTGGCTTGACTTTGTTCTGTTCTTGCTCGAACTTCTTTATATTTTCTTTACTGTATTTATTAGGTTTAGCAAAATGATAATATGTTCTTAATGCGTTGTTATCTATTAACATTGTGAAGCCTCCTCTATCTGTTTAAGACTATATTTATCTGTTAATAAACTAATGTGTTTTTGTAGTGTTTCAGGTAGACATATATTCTCTCTTTCTCGTTTTTGTATCTGGTCAAACATTTTTAAAAACTGACCCCTTACTACTCCCAATTCACTTTCTAGTGTTCTGCATATCCTTGTAAAATCTAACATATTAACTACTTTCCTTGTTTCAGGACTTAAACTGTCTAATGCTTCCTCTACACGATATGAGCCATATTGAGATATTGCTTTTTCTACTTCGCCCCATGCTTCAGCTGCTGTTATTTTTTGTGGTACTTTTATTTTTAATATAATATCTAATACTTTAGAAATTTTAGGTTCAAACTCATTTTCTGCTATGTATTTCAAAATAGCTATTTGTGCTAAATCATACGAAACATCTTTAAGCATTGAGTGCCATAATTTTAATCTTTCTTCCGTTACCTCAAATTTTGGATATTCAATAGTGATTATTGATAATAATTTTGCTACATCCGACTTAATCATTAGCAACACCTTCTTCTTTTTGTGATTGTTTAACAAGTTTTAATGCTTTTTGTAAGTTGGTTTCTTTAAGCTCACCGGGTGGAATGCCATTAACCCATTCTTTAAAAGGATTTTTACAACCTATAAATGTTGCAAGATGCTTTATGTATGTTTGTTCTTTTTTTGTTAGAGTACATAGAATGTTGTAATTTTCAACAGCTTTATACATATCTTCAAAAGTAGTTCCTTTTTTTAATTGTGTATTAAATTTTTCATAAGCGTTTTGCTTTTCTATCTTTCTAGGGTACATTTCCCATAAATTTAAAAAGTCCGTAGAATATTCACCCTCTTGTTCATTTTTAACAAGTGGTTCTTTATACGCACTTTTATTTTTATTTTTAGTTTTTCTTTTTAGTTTTTCTTTTTCTTTTTCTTTTTCTTTTTCTTTTTCTTTTTCCCCCCACCCTATACTTTCAAAACCTATAGGGTATACATACCCTATCAAAGTTTCGTCTTTAACTTCTGTAAGCTCCGATTTTACGCAATTAATAACCGTAGGTGATTTTGTTAAATTATATTTAGCCCAGTTTTTATGTGCCATCTCTTTTGTGTCAAAATTATACCTCAGTTTTTTATATGTTTTTTCAAATCGTTCTATTAATTTACATATAGTTTCTTGATTGTAACCAGTTTCATATATCATTTGTTTTACTGAAATACTATGTATTCCACATTGTCTTGTGTGAGGATTGGTTAATGTGTAGATATAAAAATATCTATCTTCTGGTGTGAATTCTTCCAAATCTGTATCTGTCCAAAATTCACAATAAACATATCTGTACTTTGCCATGTAACAATATCCCCTCTCGTTTATCTGTAGTAAAATTATCCACTTTACAAATCTCTAATTTCGTGCTATAATGATAATTGGAAAGGTATAGCCTGACGTAAAAAACAGGGCTATTTTTTAATCGCATGGGAGCGATATTTAACTTTCCATCTGTAGAGGATATTGGGAGTATCCTCTACTTTAATTATTTAATAGTTTTAATATTAAATCTACATTAGTTAATATAGTATCTGTAGGTATTAAGTCAACACTTGTCTGTGATGCACGGCTTGATATTGTATCATTAATTCTATCCGATACATTTAATTCTTCTGAGGCATACAACCCATCAATATCCCATACTACAATCCCATTAAAAGCCTCTGTAAATGTATGAGTAACCATATACACACCATTACCTGCGTCAACTACTCCTGTGCTTGTTCTAGCTTGCACAACTGCCCCTGTGTTGTCTTTTATGGTATAACATGAAGTTCCACCTGCTTTTTCAGGTGGAAATACTGCTACTAGGTTAATGGATTCGTTTATATTCATACCTTCACCACCTTACGCCTTAGACTTGTAGTTCCTGAATTAGTCTTATCCACTCGGTCGAATACATTACCATTGTCATCCTCGAACTTAGGTATAGCCGTTTTAAGCGCTATAACTAATGATGTTTTTGATGCAATAGTGCAATCGGCTGTATAGGTTTCATATCCATCTTTTGATATTGTCATAGTATAAGTGTAACTAGTGACTACATCTGCGTAATAATTATAATAAGTCGGGTTGTCTGCTGTGCCCGGAGTATATTTTTTGTACGTCAATGCTGAGGCGGTTATATCACCGTTAACATCTGTAGTTTTACTGTAAACCTCTGTTCCACTACCATCATATATTTTTACGGTAGCTCCAGATATTGCAGTTCCGCTTATATCTTTTACTTTTAAATCTAGCGTATATTGCTCATATATTGTGTAGTTAATCCCAACCCTAGCCTTATTGAAATATCCATTTGTTGTAACATCCATGACAGGATTTAGAAAATACTCATTGACTACCTTGGTATAGTTACTAGAGTTTAAATAACAAGCCTGTAACCAACTAGACATTTGTTTAAATGTGAATCCGCTAAATGTAACATCTCCTGCCGGTATAGCATCAGCCGTAATCCCTACTGCTCCTGTAATAGTTAATCCCGATAATGACGCTGTTGCAAAAGAAGAAGCGTCTATGGTAAGTCCATATCTAAGACCATTTAATGTTACATCTTCTAAAATAAGACCCGTACCCGAAAACTTACAATCTTCAAGGGCATTTGAACCGCCGCCGTTTATTATAGATTTGTATAATTGATTATTGTTACCAATAAAAACCGGTAAGTGCATATAAGTTCTGCCAGATGAAGTAGTTACGCCTTGGACAATTCTACAGTCATATAATATGGTATTAGCAAAATAACAATAGTAATCAGCAGTCATACAATTTATAAATGTCATTACCCCGCCATTTTTATAGAAGTTTTTAGTTGCTCCTAAGAGGTCGGTATATGTAACTTTTGTTCCAAATGTCATATATGTAGACGCAGCATAAGTGTATAAACTACCTCTAAATATTATGTCAAAGTTATTATCTGTAATATAGCCGTCTATAACTAAATTGTCCCGGCAATCCCATGCATGGTAAAAACTATAGCTGTCAACTGGTGCAAGTGGTAAAAATGAGTTCCAACCACCTGCCACGTCAGCGTTATATACGTCTAACCACTTGGCAGGAGTTCCGCTTGTGCCTCCCGAAATACTTATTTGACCTCTTTCATATTCATAAAACATGAAGGTCATATACGCACAACCAACATCTGTAGTTGATGTACCTCTCCTAGTAAAGCCAAGTAAAAGACCAGTGTCCATTATAGACGTGTCTGATGTCGCTCCATTACTTCTCATGGTAAAATATCTGCCTTTTACTTGTTGGCAATATGTGTTTATTTCTGATAGATAATTAAATTCTTGTCCAACAGCAGATATGTAATTGCCCGATATAGGAGTTCGCCAGACCATGTGAAATTTACTGTCACCTGTCCAAGATAGTTTTATGCTACGCTTGTAATCTGTAGTAGTTGCAGATATTTCAGCACTAGGAGCAGACATTAAATTATTACTAGCAGTTGAATAAATAGGAGCGTTTGCAAGCGTGTTAGCTCTATAATAATAGGTTGTATTAGCTGATAATTCGCCCGTTCCTGCCTCTATTATCTGAGGCGGTGTTGTAAGTGATGCAGCAGTTCTTTTTATCCTTATATAGCACCTGTCGACCGAATCACCTATTTCAACTCCACTACCATTTTGAGAACCTTTAACCCATGTAGTATGAGCGGGTAACGAGGCAAGTGTAACTGATATTTCGCCGTCTTGAGTAAATCCATTTGTGCCATCTGTTACAGCTAATGTAGCCCATGTGTTATTACCTGTGTTATATTCAAAAGTAGGAACAATCGAAGCAGACGCTACTGTGCCAAGATTAATATATACACTAATAAATCTACCGTCATTTACAGAAGCCGAGCTCGAATACATTTCAGCTTTTACACCTAAATAAATATAGTCATTTTGTGCAGCAAAACTATTAACCGGTGTTGCTCCGTTTTGAAACTCTGTTGTTCTATCAACTAAAGACCCACTTTCCATGTTGTAGCATTTTTCAAACCCATAATCTGCTGTAGCTGTGAACCCAGATATCCCTGCTGGTGGTGCTGTTCTAGTTACTGTTATAGCCATATCCTAACCCCCTAAAACTTCGTACTAAACGCACCGTAAGTTTGTGTCACTCTATTTGTCCATGCTGTAGCTACTGCACTAGTACCAGTAGCATAATCCCTAACACCTGTTGCTACGGTTTCACGCTGTATGCACCAGTTGCCAAGCGTGTCCTCTTTGCATATATAGTTATAAGTTTCACTGTACTCTGTAGCGTATAGGGCGTATTTATCAAGTGGCGAGCCTGTGTTTTGATATATAGCAGCCATTATAACGCCTCCAATATAGAGATTGTACTCTCAAGCTCTGATATATGGTTAGGATTAGGTAGAATGATATTTAGAGTTACCTTATCTAATAATGCCTCAGGAATACTGGCTAGAGTATTATAATACTCTACTGTTTGACTTTTTAAACAGTCTAACTCACCTTTTAACTCTTGTAAGTCAATAATCTTGTCATTAGTTTCAATCAATGTGAATGTGCCATCTTCGTTTTTGATTATTTCGCTGTTTTCAAATATCATACTAACCCCCTATTCTATACCTATTATATTACCTTGGTTATCTCTATTAATTTTTGTACCCTTTTTGCTTTGTTTAAGTTCTTCTTGCAGTTTTTGTATCTCTTGTTCTTGTTTTATTAGCTGATTATTTATTTGTTCAATCGCTTTGCCTACTTCTCCATAAACTTCCTGTTTAATAGCTTCTTCTTTTCCGCCTTGTATTGACTCCATTATTGCCTGTTCCTGTTGTTCTGGCGGTAACATCATTATACGTTGTTGTTCCTCTTGCGGTAGGCTTTCTAGGTACTGTGCCATTTGTTCAAACCTTGCCTCGTTGCCTGATGCGTTGGCTTGTTCTTCTTGTTGCTGTAGTTGTGCCTCTGCTTCTTGTTGTGCTTCCAAGTCTTTAATAAGTCCTTGACAATCAGGTATTACATTCATCTTAGACATTCTTTCAAAGTATTGTAATGGCGTTATTGTGCCTTGTTTCAATAGGTTGTCTAAACTTTGTATGCCCTGTATCTCGCTGTAGAATGTTGATGGTCCTACATCAACTTTGCATTGTAGTAATACATCTTCTAGACCTTCCGTGCTATATGGTGCAGTTACTACTTTGTCATCTTCTCTATAGCTTACTGTTCTGTTCTTGTATTTTTTTAAGAAAAACTCACCCCATATTAACCCTAAATCCTCTACAAATTGGTCACGATTAGCTGTTATATTACCCAAAGGTGTTGACGCTTGCTTAGCTGTGCTTATAATTGCTGTTCCTGATGCTTGTTCTGGGTTTATTTGACCCATTAATGCATCAGAAGCGCCAATAAATTCTTTTGTATACTGAATGGCTAGCTCTATTACCTTTAATATTGCAATATTAAAATTACCTGCTTGTAGTTGGTATACTGCTCCTGCTAAATCCCCACTTGCTTTTATTACTTCGCCTAGCTTGTTTGACCATGATGTTATTTTTGTACTATCAATTATTGTCTTACCGTATGCGTTCATCTTCATCCAATAAGAAATCATTGCAAACATTTGATTAATACTTATTTGGTTGTCAATTATCCCTTCAATAGCACTCATGCCTCTGTAACAGTTTTTAACTGTTTCCCAATTGCCTTTTGCTATAGGGTAAAGTGATATACCCAATGGCACTTCTTTTCTTATAGGGCAAGTCTTGGTTGATTCATTCCAATAAACTTGTCTATCTTTCTTCCAAAGCTTAATAATAGATGTTGCTTTTCCATTTTCATTAGTTGTGTCTAGTTCTATTTTGCCATATGCTCCGGCTTGATATTGGTTGTCTTGGTCTGCTGTAATAGTATCTATTAGTGCCTTTTCTATGCCGTTTTCTTTGGCTATTCTCTTTAGGTCTTTAACTTCTTGTCGTCTTACTATTAATATATATGGCTGTGCTTCTACATTTTGATTGTTAGGGTTACCAAATAACACGTTTACGCCGTCTACTATTTCAGTTGTAAAATCACCCTTTTCTAATTGTCCTGTTTCCTTTTTGTCGTCCCAATAAACATAAGTATAAAAATCACCAGTAACAGCTCCATCTAACATTAATTGACGCAGTTTGGAATCCATCTTATCCTTTTCCCACTTCATTTCTGCCATGTTACTCATAAGGTCTACTAATTGTTTTAATTGAATTTCTTTGTCATTCGTTGGTTCATCTGGTAAGTTTTCAGCCGAATACTGCATCTTAACCTTTTGGCTCATTATAAAGCCTATAAAGTAGTTAATTGCACTCTTGCATATGTTAAATGTCCACTTACTTAGTCCATTAGTTACTATGCCTATCCATTGCTTATTGTTGTAGAAATTCCAACCTAATTCCGTATTAGCGTAATAATTAATCTTTGTGTTATAGTCTATGCCTTGTTGATATTCCTTCCATTCTTGGGTGTTGTCGAACATAATCTACCTCCTTAAAATAAAAAAAGAGCCAATCTAATCCATTAAGGACTAAACTGGCTCTCTAGGTGCTCTGTTAGTTTTTATTTAATTCTCCACATTTAGGGCATTTTATATATATTGTGTTTGGTTTTAACTTGCCTGATAGTTTGCAGAGTAGCTTATCACACTTTGTACATCTTATTTCTACCACTATCACACCTGCTTAATTGCTTTTAGCATACTTTCTTTTGTGCAGTTCATTATGTCTGTTAGTTCTTCTTTGATTTTCTTATCCTCTGTATGTTGTTCTATTACTTGCGTAATTGACTTAATAGGGTTTATTGTTGGCGTTATACCTTTTTGTACTTGTTTCCCATGTGTTAAACCTATTGTAAAGCCTGTTACATACACAATAAAAAAAGATATACCGATTAATATATCCATTGTTTACCTCCTATAATTCATATTGATATAGCTGTCTGTCAGCTCGCCGTCGTTCTGTGGCTCTCTGTATAAGAAATTATCTTGTTTGGTTTTTACTACAACTGGAGGACATTGTCGCATTATACAAAAATACCTTAACGCATCCGGGCTGTGTGTCAGTTCGTGTGGTTCTGTTGCAATATCGTTAGGGTCTTTTTCATCTGCCTGCAACATAGGAATACACCTTATAAGGTTTGTACAGTTGTTAAATATCTTTAGTCTAGATGTCTTTATTATCTCGCCTGTCTGCTCGTCTTTTACCTCTATTACCTTTAACCATTCCTTCATTGCTAACCAACCGCTTACACGATTATTGTCCGATTTAGTTAAATATTCGCCACTCTCCCTAAATATATCAAATGCACTCTTGCCTGTTTCCTGTCGTCTGTTCTCTAAGTCAGGTGGTGCATACTTTAACTTTATTATGTCGTTGCCGTTTACTTCTTTTATACGTTTTGATGCCTCGCTTATAATCAAGTCGCTCTCGTACAACTCCTTATATACATAAGCATTAAACTGTGTGTCTACTGCTATCCAGTATTGAGCCAACATATCCAGCCCATAGTCTTTAGTGGTGTATCTGTGCCAATGGTCAGGTATTACAAACGGCTCTACAACGTGTATGTTCCTGTTAAACTCCTTAAAGTATTGACCTTCAAAAGCATCCCAATCGCCATACAGCATGGCACGCTTTCGCATTTCGGGTAGGTTTTCTAAGTTCTCCACATACTCCGGGTTGTTTGCCATCAGATATTCGTTTTCATAAACTGTTGAGGGAATAAAGTCGTAATTGTCAGCTTTTTCTTTATTTCGATAATCTTTGTCTATAAACAACCTTTTCGCCCAAGTATGCCCTACACCTCCGGGATTCATTGTAAAGTACATTCTAGGCGTAAATCTCTTTCCCATTATACCACTTGAACGGTTAGACTCTGTTAATGTGTCCTTTTGAAACTCGGTAAACTGTGTTGCCTCTTCTAAAAATATTACATCATATGCTTGACCTTGATATTGCAGTACATCACTTTCAGCTGCGCAATAGCCTAGTTTAATCCTTGAATTATTTGGGAATTTAAATTCTTTATTCTGTGCGTCATACTTAGCAATATCTTTTAACTCTGTCTGCAAGTTAAGTAAATGGTTTTCTCTTAGTTCCTGCAAGGTCCGTCTTAATATTAATATCTGTATGCCGTCATAGTTTAATGCTAACAATACCGCTTTACGTCTTGCAGCCCAACTCTTACCGCCACCCCTTGAGCCTCCATAGGCTATATATCTTTTTGTGCTTTTAAAAAACTCTATCTGTTTAGGATAGGGCTTGCCTTGTAATATTACTTCGCCCATTTCTCCAACTCGCTATCTAATATTACTTTTATTGTGGCATCTGTCTTGGCATCTATATCTAGTGCTTGCTTTGCCTTGCCCCACGCTCTGTCTATTATCTCTTGCGCTGCTCTTATAACGTCTTTAGGATCGCTTTTAGGGTTCTCCATTATTGCTATAACCTTCTTTAATGCTTCAACCGACTTATCCTTTGCAAGTTGTTTAAACTCCTGTGGTAGCTTAGGACGTCCGCCGGGGTTTCCACTTTGCCCTTTTTTAAACGGCTTACCTGTTTTTTTACTGTTCTCAGCCATCTTGCTCACCCTTCCCTAAAACTTCTTCTATAATTATATTTAATCCACCATACGGTATTGGTTGTTTAGCGTGTAGCTCGTTTTCTATTTTATTATATTCCTCCTTAGTTATTACCCCTTTAATCTCTAATACTTTAAAGCTTGCCATTAATAATTCAAGTATTTTGCTCACCTTCTTTTATTGGCTTGTACGCCTGTTTTCTTATCGTCTTTCCGTTATATATCCACATGCTTTTGCCATCGATGATATATTCTTTATTGCCGTGTAAAAATATTTTTAATTTACTGCCTCTTTTGGTTATTCTATATGGTGTTTCTTCTGTATACCTTTATGTATTTATCCCATTTTATCCCGAACCAAAAACATTCTTTTTCTTTTAAACATCTTTCTTGGTCTATATAATAATCTTTTAAATATTTATAAGGTATCCTTATTACTTTCATATGCTCACCCCTTCTAAGCAATAAATAAAGCACACTCGTTAGAATGTGCTTTATTAGGTGCTTATAGCTATTTAGCTAATTGTATAATTAATTAAGTTTTTATAATGTTTCTCTATTGTTTTTTTCTATTGCTCTTATTAAGTCGCTTATACTGTCAACTACGTTTAAAATATATTCTTCTATTTCGTTATCATCATACGCTAAATTATGCAGTTTACTTTTAAAAATTTCTAAATCTTGTTTACTCATTTCTTCCCCTCCTCTATCTTTACTTCTCGATATTCCTTTTCTATAAGCATTTTTATGGTTGTTGTCCTCATTCTGTCTGCTGTTCCAAAGTTGTGCTTCGCTATAGTGTCTAGTTTCTGTAAGTCCTCTGTTGTTAATCTAAATGAGTGTCTATCATCTAATGAGTTATTTCGGCAATCTCTATTGTAATTTACTTTGTCTAATTCTTTTCTTTTTACTCTTATATCCATATTACACCTCTATATTATAATTATAGCGTTTTACTATTTCTTTTAATTTAATTGTGTTTATGTCTAATTCATTATGGTTCGTAATCAATATGCTTGTTAATGTTACTATTTGTTTTACTAAATACTCTATATCTTCACGCATTTGCTCTACTTCTTTATATGTTTCTTCCATAAATTCATTTTCTAGTTTTATTGTTAGAGTTTTTAATTTATCTATTTCTACTATCTTTTTACATATATGTGTTAATTCTTCCACATTCTACACCACCCTATAATCTAACTCTGTTTTTTCTCCGCATATTCCACATATGTGAAAAGGTTTAATCGCTTCCAATGTATTTCTAACTTCTCTTCTATCGCTTTCTTTTTCATTTTCCGATAAATATATATATTCTGTTTCGCATTGTTTTACCCATCTATCTACTGCCCATTCAGGTATAGTTACTGTTCTATCTTTATTTGTTGTACATTTACTAAATAAATATTCCATCCACCCTGACCATCTTTTATGTTCTATATCTGCTAAACTTTCCATGTGTGCTAGTGTTATATTTGCCTTACTACTACACCCACATTTAGGACATATTATTGCTACTACACCTTTGCTTGCTTCTGCCATGTTTTCCTCCATTCAAATAAAAAGTTAAATTCATTGAAACTTATAGGCTTATTGCCATACATCCCAATATTCCCAACTTCTCTTCATCTTCCATCATAACCATTGCTTGAATCTCTATGCTCTGGCAATATGGACATCGTGCTTTTGTATTATCATACTTCTGGCTCAAAATAAATTCTGCATCACAAAGGCGACACATACATATTTTACCCCTTTCTAAATGAATTATTTGAAAATCTACTTTACTTTTGCAATTTGGACACTCCATCCATAAATCTTTTCGCATGTTTTCCTCCTATTCCCCACATCAGCCCCCGCCAGCTATAACTTTAACGACACTTATTGTTCGTTTCGTGAGGAGTTCTTGCCCTATCCCTTTGCTTTATATTATCGCTTCCATTCTTTTTTCTCTGCCGTATAGTATTACTGGTACACTTCCTTTTCCTCCCGGATTTAACATCTTTCTTATTGGGTATCCTCCAAACTCTTGATAAGCTGCACTTGATATAAATAGTCTTTCTGTTTCTTTTATCTTGTTATTATATAAATCTGGTCGTCTGTATACTGACTTGTAAGCTATTCTTTTGTGTGTATGACCTATTATGTATATATCTGCATCTACACTTAACCCTAGTAGCTCTAAGTTGTTTAAGCTACTTCCGGGGCGTTTTCCTCCACCATTACCATGTGTTACATATATCGTATAGCATTGGCGTTTATTTTCCCTTCCTCCGACTTTACCAAACGTTATTTTTAAAAGTGCATCATCCTCTTTATATACATCACCTTTGCCTAGTTTATCTGCTATCCATTCTGTTACATCTTGGTCTGACTCTTTTTTAGTTCTATATTCATGATTACCGCTTACCACACATAAAATTCTATCTTTTATTGGTTCTAATTCTTTTATTATTACCTTCTTTTGTTCTCTCGGTGGTATTATCTCCTCATATACATTACTTACAGAGGATTTTATTGCATTATTTACTAAATCACCGTTTAATATTACAAACCTATTTTCTTGCGATTTTATATGGTCTATAAATCGTCTTAGTAGTAATAAGTCTGTTCGTGGGTCGCCTATATGTGTATCACTTATTGGATATAGTTCTACTGTTTCAAATTCTCTTTTAAGCGGTATATCAATTATTCTCTCAGCCAATTATTCCACCTCTTATATTTCTTTTATTGGTATTCCGTTTACTTGGGCATATAACTTCTCATACCTACAACCATCGCTATTCTCCCAACCCTCGCATAGCCATAATTCATCACATACTAATAATATTTCTGTATTAATCTCTTTCGCTTTTTCTTCTGTTATCTTGCCGTATAAAAAGCCCATGTTTGCTAGAGGATTAATCACGCTTACGCCATGCTCTAGTATTATTTTGCGTTGTATTTCTTTGCTTTTTTCTATATTCTCTTGCTTACCACCAAATGGGTGAGCTAAATATATTAACACCTTATCAACCCCA